ACCATCATCAAGGATAGCTTTAAAAGTAGTTATATCCCATGAATATTCTTCTCCATTTTTCATAGCAGATTGATAATTCTTTACTAATACATTTAAAAATGCATCATAATGCACAATAGTGCCATTACACCATAAAAACCCACCTTTATCAAAATCAATAGCAGGATACACAGCAGCAGTCACCCAATTCTTAATTTGGAGTCTAGCTTCAGGAGTTTTTGTATTTAACTCCGATTCAAAGTCATCTAGTATAATTCCAGTATATCTTGTAGATAATTGCTTTTTACCCCTCAATCTTTGAGATGTACCTTTGGCAATCATCCTACAATTATTTTGCAATGTAATTTCGGTTTTTGTCCACTTATCTCCCTGCAAGTCACCGAAATAATAATGTATTGCAGGATTCGAGTAAATGTGGTTAGCTATCCAATTGAGGTTATCCGTTGCTTGGTCTTGAGCCTCGCCAACCCAAGCGATGAATTCTGGGCTTTCTTTTTTCGCAAATAAAAACCGATGCAACACCGCTGTCGCAGCTAAAGTTGATTTTGCGTGGTCACGAGGCAATACAAGAGCCAATTGTTGTTTTGTTCTATCTAAAAGCTTTTTTCCTACGATATTATGAAAATGTGGCGTAGCAGATGCCAAAAAGTCTTGAGGAGAGAATAATTTACCAAATACGATAAGGTCTTCATAAGCCATTTGAAGAACCTTTTCATTTTTAGAAACATCTCCATTAAGATTTAAATTTGCCATTTATTTCCCGTAATATTGTACGTCGTCAATGAATTTTTGTCTTTGTTTAGTATAGTCGTCTGTTCCAGGTTTTGTGCCTGCATGGTGATATTGAGCCCAATAGTCAGCTAATTCTTCATCTGTATCAACTCCCATAAAAGAAGCTTTTCCGTAACCTTCACCTTCTTTGTGAGGCATTTGCAATAAATTAGCTAAAAATAACTCTTGTTGTTGAGATGGGTCTAATCCACTAACATCGTAGTTTGAATCATCTAATTCTAAAGCCCATAAAGGAGCTTCCATTTTTCTTTTATCATATTCTCTTAATAATCTATTAACAGCCGTATGTGCTCCTTGTTCTTCGCCGACTTCAAATTGAAATAATCCTCTTCCAGGCCCATAACCCGATTCGGTTTTATCAGATACTTGAATAGCTGATGGGTCATTTTTACTTTCAT